GGACCGCACCGACTTGCTTGCTTGTTCGGAATTGCAGACTGGCGTCACCAACAGCAACAACTTTGCAAACGCTTCACTCGCTGACCCGGCTTACTGGGTTGAGTGGATGTACACCGCCGCCGCAGACATCTTGACTGGCTCGAATGGCAACTTGCCTTCCGTGCTGGCTGTGTCTCCAAACGTATGGAAATTGATGGGCTCTCTTTCGGATACAGCGGACAGACCGTTATTTCCACAGGTTGGACCAATGAACGCATACGGTTCACTCAATGTTGCTTCGACACAGGGTGCGTTTGCTTTCGGTTTGCGCGTTGTCGTTGACCGCAACTTGACTTCGGCTGGCATGACGATTCTTGATCCTCGTGCGCTTGAATCGTTTGAATTGAATAAGGGCCTCATTTCCGTGGAACAACCTTCACAATTGAGCAGGCAGATTGCGGTTCGTGGTTACTGGGCAAGTAAAGTTGTTTCCCCAGAACTTGCCATTAAGGCCGCTTTCGTCTGATAGACGAAAACTAAGAGAGGAACTGGATCATGGCCGTATTCACCGTCACGCATGCACAGCGTGTAGACGACTACGCCGTGATCCAGACTCTCGAGGCAACCGACATTACGATTGGTCAAACGATCATCGTTTCAGGAGTAGGAAACAATTTTGATGCGACTTACATCGTTCAGGCTGTCCCTACTTTTGGGTTTGTTGGTGTCAGTGTTGAAGGTGATTTTATATTTGATTATGAAGTCACCATCACGAATCAACTACTTGTCAAATCAAACTTCGATAACTATTCGCGCGCTTCAGCAACTGGAACAGTAACTTGGACCCAGACGTGCAGTTGGACAACCGTTGGAAATACTCAGGAATTCTTGGGAATTTCCAGCGCAACGGCCAATGACACCGCTTACCTTACGACTTGTGTCGCAGCCGCCAACGCTTGGTGTTTCAGGCGTCGCGTGCAGGCTGGTTACCACGACAGTCTCACCACTGTCCCTGATGGCTCCGTCCTGCTCGGTACGACTTTGTATGCTTCAGGGCTTTATCGTGAAAGGGGCACAACTGGGGACAGTTACGCATCCTTCCAAGACATGAGCGGACCACCGTTAATGACTTTGGGTCGAGTCAACCAGTTGCTTGGCGTTAAGAGATCGCAGTGCGCTTAACATGGCTGGCATTTTCACAGACGCAATCAACGCGGTCTCAGCATCGCTCACGGCCCTCGGACTCAAACCTGTCACCGATCCACGTAACGCACGACCGCTCACAGTGTTCATTGAGTTGCCGTCGTTTGAATCGTACGGTGCAAACCCAACATCCAAAGTTTCCGACGTCACAATCACCATTCGAATCCTTGGAGCGCCACCCGGCAACCAAGACTCAAGCGACTACATCCTTGGCGTCGTGGACACCATCCTCGGCTCAAACATTGCAGTCATCTCGGGACAACCATCCATCGCAACGATCGGGTCGCAAGACCTCCCCTGTTACGACCTCACTATTAAACTCACAGCGACACGCTAACTAGAAAAGGAAAAACATCATGGCAATCGTTTACCAAGGCTCAGGACAACTCACTGTGGCCACCCATAACATCAGTTTGAACTGTTCGTCAATCACCCTTGAGGTCGGTTACGACAGTTTGGAATCCACCACGATGGGAGCCACTGGACACAAGTTTGTCGCTGGCCTCCAATCCGTCAGTTTGTCAGCCACTGTGCTGCTTGAATACGGCTCGGGCAGTGTGGAAGTTGAATTGCACGACCTCATCGGCGACGGCGACACGACCGTGATCGTTTCACCAGACACAGGCGCGGCCGCACCCGGAAACCCGACCTTCACCATTAGCAACATGATGATTTCGTCATATATGCCAGTTTCAAGCACCGTCGGTTCCCTTGACACCATGACCGTTACGGGCACTGGTGGCACTTGGGTCCGCGCCGTCGCCTGATCTAACCAACACAAACAAAGGACCCCGACATGATTGGTATGACGTTACGAGTAGAGATGCTCGACGGAGAAACACACGAGGCACCGATCACTTATGGTGTGGCGTGCAGGTGGGAGGATCATCACCCACAGTTATCCGTCGGGCAGTTTCTAGAAAACATGAAATTCAAGGCTTTGGCTTGGTTGGCATGGGACGCGGTGCGCTCGAGTGGCGTAATCGTGGAACTGTTTCCCAAGTGGGTTGAAAAAGTAGGGGACATTACGTTTGTCCCAAAAGAGAAACCCAAGCAGGACGCGCAGTCAACCTGATAGCGCAGCTGGCAATTAGGACAGGCATCAGTCCATTGGATTTGATGGAGTGTCCAGCGTCGGTTGTGGATGAGATGGTTCGCTTACTGGTTGAGGAAAACGAGAAAGCGAAACACAAACGATGACAATTCAGGTGAAAGGTGTGGCCTCGACTTTGCGTGATCTTGGCAAAATCAACCCTTCACTGAAAAAGGAATTGAACAAAGACATCCGCAACATTTTGAAGCCAATGTTGTCTGAGATCAACCAGTCAATTCCTTTGTCGCCTCCGCTATCTGGGATGGCTCACAACGGGCGCACCGGGTGGCCCAACCGTAAGAACGCAGTCATTAAAATTGACACGCGCAAACCGCGCCGTGGGCTCAATGGGCCGTCCACCAAAACCGCTGTCAATATTGTCCGCATTGTTACTAAAGGCGCACCTGTCGCCATTGTGGATATGGCTGGCAAAGCTGGCGGCACTACTTCTAGGCGTGAACCAAAATATCAGCGCCCAACTTTTGCCCGTTCGCTACCGGGTGACCCGTCCCGCTTTATGTGGAAGAACGCCGAAAAGACGATTGGTAGTGTTGAGCGTGAAATGAATGACACAATTAAAGCGGTCGTGTTTCGAGCCAATCAAGAATTGATGAAGGTGAAAATCTAATGGCAATCAACATTCCCATCATCACAAGCCTTGAAGACAAAGGCATCAAAGCCGCTCAAGCTGCTTTCAGTAATTTCAAAACTGCCGTCGGTGACGCTCAGGGTGGCATGGGCAAATTTAAGGCTGGCTCAAAAGTTGCTTTAGATGCTGTAGCCGCTAACGCCGCATCTTTTGCGGTTGCTGGCGGTATTGCTTTTGCTAAATTTGCTATGGAAGGTGTTCAGGCTTTCCAAAAGTTGGCGTTAGGTGCAGAAAAGTTTGCAACCTCAACGGGTTTAGCGATTGAGGACGCTTCTCGATTTATGGAAGTCGGCGCAGATATCGGAATTCCGATTGACGCTATTGAAGGTGCTATCGGTCGACTTAACAAAACGATTGGTGCAGACCCGGACAAAGTTCGCGACCTTGGTGTTGACCTTGTCTATTTGGCTGATGGTTCTTTAGACGTCAACGCGACGTTCTTAAACACTATTGAACGAATCAAAGGCATTAAAGACCCAGCGGAAAAAGCCAAGGTTGCGGCCCAACTGCTTGGCAAGGGCTGGCAGTCAATGTCAACCCTCATTGAGATGGGTGCCGACGATCTTTCTGTTGCTTTGGGCAACGTGTCGGATTCAAAAGTTATTGACCCAGCCGAACTCAAAAAAGCAAAAGAGTTTCGCGACACAATGGACAAACTCAAAGACACTGTTGAGGATTTGTCTCTTTCATTAGGCGAAGGTCTAATACCTCTTTTAGTTGATGTTGGGGAACTTGTTGACGGTATATCGTCTGTAGGTAAAGCATTAGAAAAAATACCGGGTGCATCTTGGGCAAGAGATCACTTTGGTTATTTCCCTGTCATTCAAACCCTAAAAGATTCTTACAACTTACTAGACGATGCTTTAGGCGGCGTAATTGGATGGTTTACAGATTCACCACCCAAAATAGAAGTCTTTGCTGCGGAAATGACTGCTGCTCGCGAGGACACGGACGATTTCAAAGCAGCCATAAAGCAAGCCCGATTAGATGCCATTCTGCCGTTTACTACTGCGGTGGACGGTATGAGCACTGCGTTAATGAATGCCGACAACGCTTGGAAAGTTTTAACAGACAACCTTGAACAAGAAGTTGCGTTAGACCAAGCCAAAATTAAACTTGCAGAACTTGAAGCCGCCGCCAAACTTGCGTTTGGTTCAGGTAGGCAAGCCGACATTGACGCCTATGAACAAAAAGCCCTTGACTTTGTTACGGCCTTAGCGGCGATCGCTGGCGGTATGAGTGACATTTCGTCCAAAGAAATTTTGATCCGTTTCAAAACTCAGGGTCCAGCAGCTGCTATCGAGTTGGCTCAATGGATCGCCCGAGGTGCCGAATATGGCGGTCTCAGCCCAGTGGACGCTCTTAACCTTGCCGGTATCTCTACCTTGCCCCCACGAGCCCTTGGTGGTCCAGTAATGGGCGGTAGTTCTTATCTTGTGGGCGAGCAGGGAGCAGAGATTTTTACCCCTTCCACGTCTGGAAACATCACACCAAACCACGCTTTAGGCGGCGGTGGCACCATCAACATCACGGTCACTTCAGCTGATCCGAATGAGGTTGTTCGAGCGTTGCAAACTTATGTCCGCCAGTCGGGCCCTGTGCCTGTCAACACTCGGACCATGTAATGACAAAACTCACTTGGCGTATTAACAAAGGCACAGGTGGAGGTGCCGTTGACATTACCGACAAAGTTTTGTCTATGAATTTTAGTTTTGGACGAGAAAAATATCTTGACACTTACTCAGGCAAATTCCTCAATCTGACGATTAACAACGCTTCCGATTATGCGTCAACGATCGCTTATGGAACCACCATTGACGTTCAAATTTTGAATAGCAGTGGTGTAGTCCGAGGGAACTTTAATTTTTGGGTTCAAGAAATTAACTACAACGACGCACCGGGCGGTGTTGGATTAAACACGGCAACCCTTATTTGTGCGGACTGGTTGAGTCGAGCGGGACGAGTCCAAGCGACTTCGTATGTCATACCGCAAAACACGGTGTATGAACAATGCCTTGATTTCAATGCTAGCGCAGGTGGTCCACTCCCAACCGATCTAGAATTTTTTGGTTTAGGTGGCAGTAGTACTTCAATCGGTTCAGCAATTACTTATACAGGCACAGTTTCTAACTATGTAAA